GGCCTTGCCGAATCCTTTTGATGGCAGATTGCCATATGACTTTTGTTATTGGCAGGAACAGGAAGATAGCATCTGGGGTAGTGGAATATATGAAGCTATTCGGGATGATCAGGATATGATGAATTTCGTCTACGGAATGATTGTAGAAGGAAAAACAATGTCGGCCCTACCAATGGCTGCAATAAATCCGAATGCCTTTGACGCAAGTAGTGATGATTTTTATGAGATGTATCCTGGTAAAATATGGAGACTTAAAGCTGGTGAGAGTGTTAATGAAGCATTTAAGTCTGTAATTATACCAGATGTTACAGGGGGCTTAGTAGAACTTCTTAAGATTATTGAACGTAATACTGATCTAGCATCAGGCCAAGTCCCAATTGGAATGGGAGCAGGGGCACAGTATCAAACTAAGACTGCTACTGGTATGCAGATACTGAACGAGAACTCTAATAAACTTACTTCAGGGGTTGTGCGTTCACTTAATAATATGATTACTGCAAACGTCCAATCCATCTACCACTGGTTGATGGCAGATTCAAAGGATATTGCAATTAAAGGTGACTTCCTCTGTCTTGCTAAGAGCTATGATACCTTCATGGCAAAAGAGGTTACGATCCAGCAGGTGCTTCAACTTATACAAGTTGTTGGACAAGTACCTGAGATGAGAGAAAGATTTAATTTTGAAAAACTTGCAGTACCCCTAAAGGCTGGGTTAGGATTAGAGATAGACGGATTGATTAAGTCTCAAGAAGAAACATCGCAAGAAGGTCAGCAAGCTCAAGTTCAAGCTCAACAACAGCAACAAGAACAGGTAAAACTAGAATCAGATTTGTATGAGTCTAAGGCAGTAGTAGATGAGAAGAAAGCAGTCGCAGCAGATATCCGTAAGGGTATTATACAAGAACGACTGGCAAGAATAAAAGAGGGTGATCCAAATTTAATGACAAATGAATTACCCAATCTTCTTCAAGAGACATCAATACTATTGCTTGAACAAATGCAATTAATGGAACAACAAAATGTTCGAATTCAAGAAGAAGAACAAAGGCAACAACAGGCCGCAGAACAACAGCAGTCTGGACAGGGAGAAGCTGGATTACCTCCTGAGCCTCAAGGAAGACCCGAGGTGGGAGCAGCTCTCTAAGATTTTACTGGCTCGACTTAAACGGAAAGAGGAAAGACTCTCAGAGAAGCCCCTCTATGACGAAAAGGATGTAGCCTCCTTTAATATGCTCATTGGAGAGATCAAAGAAATCAAGAATGTACTTGACCTTGATCGTTTGATTCGTGAGACTTTAACCCATAATGATGAGTGACCTATGCTAGAAGCACCTCCTATTGGAGAAATGCCTGAGCAAGAACTAACAGATACAGGGGCAGACGAAGTAACTGAATTGAGAAAACAATTAGCTTCAGTTACTAAAAGCTATGAAGATATTCGACCTCATGCTGATCGTGCATATAGTGCACAGCAAAAGAAAGAGGGAGAAAATCAAGAGCTGAGAGCTAGACTTGCGGTGATAGAACGTGAAAACGAACTAAATACCCAAGCTAATATAAACAAGGATGAGGATGAATTGTCAGAAGATGATTTACGAGTGATCGAAGATTTCCCTGAGGTAATGAGAACTTCAGAAAGAATTGCGGATCGCATAGTAAGGAAACAGATGGCGGCATTCAGATCCCAAGAACAAGAATCATTTGATGACAAGGTAAGTCGGTTTGTTGAAGATAAGTATGATGCGCCTATTAGTGAGTTGAGTCAGAAGTTTGATTCAATGTCTAGGCAAACATTCTTTGATGGACAACTTGGGCATGGTGTTTGGCCTAATATTGAAGACGACCAGTCTTTTATAGACTGGGTTAATAAGGATTCAATGTATAGGACAGCTATGACTCAAGGGGATAATGAGGCAAAAGTACAGGTTATCAGGATGTACATGGAACTGAACGGAGGTGGTGGGCAGATGTATCAAGGTCAGGAACAACAAGACCTTAGGAGACATCAGGCCTCACAACTAATGGGAGGATCTCAGTCTCACTCCACAACATCAGATCCGACTCAAGGCTTAACAGGCGAAGCATTGTTTGATGCAATAGGTGATTAAGCCTTAATTATCTTGTTCTCTTTCCTTTAATTTTAAACTTTAATTGAGCAAGAAAAATGGCTAATAATTGGGTTAGTGGGAGTAATACTCCTGCAGTCGCACATAATCGTGGTGGTACTGGACAGGTAACTGTTGCAGGAACCATGAAATATGGTTCTCTGGATGAAACAGAGGCCATTAAAATACAGAAGAAGTTTCTGTCAATTGCAAAGAGAAACATGGTCTTTGCACGTTTTGCACAGAAAGAAACTAAGGAACGTCAAGGTGGACTAGAAGTCCGTTGGAAACGTTTTGAAAAATTTGGGCTGCCTCTCGTTCCATTGGCTGAGGGCGTAAAGCCTCCTGCCGATAGTTTGTTACAGACCATCATTAAGGTGAAGTTGAATCAATTTGGTTCATACGTTGCCACAACTGATGTTCTCGTAGCAGCAGCACAAGATCCAATCATTCAGCAGATTACTGAACGACAATCAATTCAGGCTGCAGAACTGATGGATTTTCTCACCTACTTACACGCACGTTCTGGTACTCAAGCAGCTTATGCTGGTGGAACTACTAGAGCAACTGTTGCAAAAACACTTGGCAACACTGTTGGCGTGAATGCTTCATCTCAAGTAGCAAATACAAACCTTCTTGATACTGCAGTACGTACACTGGAATATCAGGAGGCACGTAAGATTGCTAAGCAGATGACTCCATCTCCTAAGTATAACACTGAACCAGTACCTGAAGCATATGTTGCTGTAGGTCACACTGATCTTCGTAAGGATATTGAAGGGCTTCCCGGATTTATTCCTTATCAGAAGTACAGTAACAATGGTCAGCAAATGCTACCTGGAGAAATTGGGGCAGTAGGTGTTATTCGTTTTGTTCTTACAACTCAAGCAGCACCATTCGGGAAAGATCCGGCTGGAACTGCTTATAAAAACTTGAACGTAGCACTTACACAGGGATCAGGATATGTTCCTGGTCATACCGGACAATCGTTTGGTACGACTACTGGAACTGTTGCTGATACTGGTGACTATGCTGAAGCTGGTGCAACTACTTCTGTTGGTTCAGCCCATGGCGGTAATACAACAATGGTATTAACTCCTGCTGGTGCAAAGTTCCAGGTTTATCCTGTGCTTATATTTTCTGCAGAAGCTCTTGGGTGTGTAACACTTTCGGGTTATGATGCAGTTATACCTAAGGTTGTGATGCCACAGCCTGCAGTAACTGATCCTTTGGGTCAGTCTGGTTCAGTGGGTTGGAAAAGCTGGTATGCTTGCCAAATCCTGAATGAAGACTGGATCTATCGGATCGAGTGTGGATGTTCTCTCTTAAGCTAAGAGTATGAATGCCTAAAGGGTTTCAGGGGTGGGAACCACCTGCCCCTGTTTCTGAGCAATTGTTTGAAAGTTCTGTTATGGAGATCACATCTGATGCTCTCACTAATGATGGACTTGCTATAACGAATGCTTATTTTGATCATCGTCTTTATCCAAAGGCACTGCCGGAAAGGATCTCTGTTGTTTTAACAGAACCATTCTTAGGTACAAATATAAAAATTTGTATTGGTAGAGTTAATCAAGCTAAAGAAGATGAGTTATATTTAGACTGGACAGAGCTGCCGGATGCTCCTTATTCCTTTCAGCAAAAGCCAGAATCTATTTTTCTTCCACCAGACGAAACAAATCATATTGTTCGTCTAAGTTTCAGGCTACGTGGGGAAGATCCTCCTAAGTCTGGACGAATTCTTTTCTTTATAAAACACAGGTTAATATGGCAATAGCAGGCGGAATGATACCAACAGGCGAATATGGATCAACACTTACTAATCCAATGTATGATTCAGGTCGTCAAAAGACAGTATCGGTACATCATCAATTTGGGCAGGATATAGCTCAAGAAGTTGGGAAAGATTTAGAAGTACCAGAAGGCTGGGGTTGTGTAGTCATTGGGTTCGGTGACGATCCATCACAGATGGGGCCAGTAACAGTAACACATAATGATTGGGTACTAAGGTTCCCAAGAAATTCCAGGCGTGCAATTCCTCCTGGGCATTTTGATATATTAATGAATTGTGTTGAGACACGTTATATCCAACCAAGTGAGGGAGCACCTCTTACAGGATATGATGCAAATAGATATAATGTTCAGGTTCTTAAATTCCCAAAAGCATCTACTCTTAATCAGGAGCAGATACAGGCTGATATGCATGAGGTAGAAGTTGCATGATTGAGTTACTCGATATTAGATCACGAGTAGTAAATGTTCTGCAGGATGGCAGCTTTGTAAGATGGTCAAAGACTGAACTGAATAATTATATTCACGATTCTTTGCTTGATCTTGTTAGAGCAATTAGGCTGCCTGCAGTAAATGTTTCTGTTGATGTTGTTATTAGTGCAGATGATATTGATGTAGCTTCAACGTATACATATATAGATGCAGGGAATGGTGTGGTTCCTCTTCCTACTAACTTAATGGATGTTAGTGGAGGGGCAATATCGGGACGGGAGCTACCTGTTGTTACCACATCTGAGATGAAAAGGTATCATTCTGAGGGCAGATTACCTCTCGTAATTAAAGATGGGGAACATTCTATTACTCAGATATTTGGTGGAAATTCATGGTCAACAACTGGGGACTGGAAGGCGACAACTGGCACTCCATTATATTTAGTCTTAGACCAAAGGTCATCAGAGACAATAAGGCTTTGGCCTATCCCAACAGAATCTATAACATTATTGCTTTCTGGAACATTAAGACCCAAAAGAATGAGTGATGAAGTTCCTTGTGTTTATACTGATAGTAGTGATCCCGATAATCAGGTAGTCAGATATATAATTACACCTCTTAATGGTTGGGTAACAGGGACTGCTCTTACAGATGATGCTGGTCAGGAACTTACACTTGATGAAGAAGCAAATACGTTATCATTAGATAGTAGCAATGTATTTGCTTTAGACTCATCTAATTATCAAACTGAATGTCATCTTGATGCAGTGTGGGTTGACACTTTAACATTTGGAACTTTGGAAAGAGCATATCTTAAGGAGCATGATCTACGTAATGTTGAAAAAAGTGAGTACTTTAGAAATAAAAAAATGGGAATGATTGCAGATGTTGACAGGTCAGAACCCTTAAACCCAGCCAGTATAACAGGTGGGGTTAATTTTAACAGATTAGTTGTGAGGAGATAATGGGTGTAGCTATTAAATTTAGGAAAGGCACTGCTGATGAACATGCTGAGTTTGCTGGGGAAGCTGCAGAAGTTACTGTTCAATCAGATGCTACTGCTGGAAACCCCTGGAGTCTTCGTGTACATGACGGACTTGGTGGGTCTGGGTTCCATGTTCCTACAGAAACAGAAGTAGCCACTCTCACTAATAAAACATTAACAGATGTAGTTATTACAGGAACAATTAAAGATAGTTCTGGGAATACTCTTGCTACTATAGTAGGTGGAAAGATTGTATTAGGATCAGGTGCTCTTACACTAGATGCCCCAGACATAATAGACCAGGGTAGTACAAAGGATTTAGAGGCGATGGTAAGTCGTGTAGCAAGAAAAACTCAAATGATATTAGGAGATTAATATGGCAGAAAGATATATAAGGTATGTGGCTAATGTTCCGGCTGCTACTGCAACAGTTATTGGAGATGCTTCAACAGGATTCACAGCACCAAATGATGGAGCAGGTACTCCAGGTGCAGCCGATTCAGTTATAATTGGCTTCTTTGTAGCAGCAACTACACAAACTGCAGGAACATTAACTGTTGAGCTATTAGATTATTCTACTAATGGAACGGGTTTGACTCAGTTAACATTTAAACTTGCAGATACAATACCATTACCAGCCGACACATCAGTAGATATTATGCCTGGAAAAATGGTTTTACAACATGCATTAAATGGTGCAGGTACTCCTGTATTAACAGGTGATATTATAAAAGTAACTTCAACACAAGCATGTTCTGTTATCTTATCAATGGTACAAAGAGTATAGATTATGAGTGGTAGTAAATCTCCAGTATATATTGGTGCAGGTAGTGCTGAATTAGCTGTCAGCTCAGCATTAACTATTATTGCTAATGCTGCAACAATAGCTAATCATGTAATTACTACAGAAAGATTTGCTCAACTAACAGGCTCAACAGTAGCTAATGCAGATACAGGTGTAGATACAAATAAGTATTCTGCATTGGAGTATGCTCAAGGCACAACAGTTTCAACAGGAGGTTCAGCAAAGGATTGGGCCTCACTTACTGATTATGATATACGAGGTGGTACTACTGGTGATATGTCTGCTAAAGAGTGGGCAGTAGGTACATTAGGCAGACTACAATCAGGTGAGGGATCAGCAAAGGACTGGGCAACCAGGACAATTTCAACTGTAGATGGTACAGGCTATTCTGCAAAGGAACATTCTGAGGGAGTT